AGAAACGCCCAACTTAACTCCTTCGCTAATGAGAGACTCTGCAATCTTACCCATCGGAGTCGATAAGATTTTGGCCTTACCGATAAAGTTGTTTCCGTTTTCTTTGAGAGAAACAATTTTGTGACTGACCCTATCCAGATTAACTGTTGGGCCATCTGGATGTCCCAGTTCTCCAAGAGCTCTACCTGCGTGAATGTGGTTCTCACTGTATCTTTGGACTTCTCTTCTCAGAGTTTCCATTGGATACATACGACCATTTCTATTCTTAAGGTCTCCCTGTAGGAAGATACCTTCGATGAACATGTTTTTCTTACCGTTGCGTTCTTCAACGATAACTTCTACCTGTTCAATTTCTTCTCTAATTAGTTTCATGGGTTTAAGCTGTGTAACCTACTTGAGTTCCTAACACGTCTGCACTAGCTGCAAATACAACTTGAGCTGGTTTCTTTTCCAAAAATTCAACACCATTGGGAGCAATAGTCATGGAACCAACTCCGGCTCCACTTTGTGTTTCCAATACTGTTACTTTTTGAATAGCTGCGTTAGTATTAATCAAACGAACCACACTAGCTNCAGTAAAACTAGTGGCGGCTCCTGCAGTCGTCGGACATGCAATCTCTGCACCGACTAGTAATGTTCTGGCCATTGATATACCTAGTGTATGATGTTATTTATTCAATTTCAGCATCTAGATCGACACTTACATCTTCCTGAGGTGGTTCAGAATCCAAATTAACATCATCATCAAAAATAGATGCTGCTACTTGGGGTCTGATTCCTTGAATCTTTTCTGCTGTTCTTGAGAACAACTGATCTTTAATTGAGTCACTTACTTGTGAAGGTGATTCGTCCTTCACAAGTAAATCCATAAGTTCATCCATATCCATAGGTGTAATTTTCCTTTATTTAGATTTCCCCACCAGTGGGAGTTTCTGAAGCTTCTGGTGTTGGTGGATCAAGAGGAGCTGATCCACTAGTTGGAGGAGCTCCTACTGGAGGTTCTCCACCCATAGCAGCTGATGGATCAATTGCTGCCATTGCTGGATCTGGAAGTGCTCCAGATTCAATCTCTTCCTCAATGAGTTTATCTTGTTCGATAATCTCCTCATCAGTTTGGCGAAGAACATTTCTTCTTACATAATCATTAGAGTAATACTTACCAACATATTGCATCGTTTGTTCTGCAAGTGTCAGCCTTTCTCTAGAAAGTTCTGCATCCTTGAGTTCAGAGAAGTGATTGTCATACAAGAAGTCATATTGAATATGATCATTCATATACTCCCAATCCTCAGGAGTAATGATGTTCTTCAGAATAAGTTGAGTCTTCAACATATCACTGAACATCTCAGAGAATCTCTTTCTCATTCTCCCAACAAACTTGGAGAACTTAACTTCATCTCTGAGGATTTCAGAAGAACGACCCATCGAGAAACCACTATCTCCTTGAAGCCTTGTCTCAGGAACATTCAATGATCTGTAAAGTTTCTTTTGGAAGTAGTTGATATCACTAATTTCTCCAAGGTTTTGTCCACCTGGAAGTGTCGTAATTTCTGTACCTCTACCACCTTCTCTTCTAGGTAACCAGAAGTCTTCCATCATAGACATGAACTTCTTGTCATCTCTGATCTCACCAGTGTTGGCGTCATAGACAAGTTTGTTTCTATAACGTTGCATCACATCACGAAGATATTGTTCTGCCTTCTGTTTAGGAAGATTACCAACATCAATGTAGAAGATTCTACGTTCGGGTGCTCTTGATAGTCTGTAGATAACCAAACTATCCTCAATCATCATCAACTGATTGAGTGGTTTAATTGCCTTGTGTAACCAAGAAAGGGATGATCCCTTATTTCTATCTACTAATCCAGAAGTACAATAGGTAACAGAATCACGGGTCATCTTGATACCCTTAGCTGGTGCTGAACCATATTGATTATTATTCCCACCAGGAGTATATACAAAATACTCTTCTAGTTCTGGGAAATTATAACTGGCTGGATTATCTCTTTCTGCTCTAGCTAATCCATCCTCTCTAGTTTTCTTGACCTGACGAACATACTTCATCTTTGCAGAATCAATATATCTCAGTTCTTGAATACCATTCTGAGGATTCTTTTGATCAATAACTTTGTTATAATAGAGTCTTCCGTCGATATACCAGTTACGGAAAATCTCATGGGCCTTCTTATCAAAGTCCAGAAGTTCTAAAATATACTTAAACTCTTCTCTTACTTTCTTCTTAATACCATCACTAGCATTCAAGTTTGATAACTCAATTGATACAGGAGTATCATTGGTGTCAGTAACAATTGCCTCATTTACAATGTCTTCAATTGCACTATCACATTCTGGATACAAGGCCATAGACCTGTACCTTCTGATCAGTTCGTTTTCGTTACGATAAACGCCTTCAATATCTACATAGGAGCCAAAAAACCCGCTACTGATATAATTCTCGTTCCCATCGTTTTTATTCGGTGGGACCGGAGATATTACACCAGGCGGGTTCTTTTCGCTATCTTCAATTGAGAATCCAAATAGTCTCGCCATTTTATAGGTAACTAGTAACTTCCGTTCTAGTTATTTATCAGGTTAATAGATTACTGAATAATCTGTTCCCCAGTATTGGAACTACCACCATCTCTTTCCTGTGATGTACCAGATTCAGCCGACTCACCAATGGAGAAGTACTGAACTTGGAATTCAACTTGGAATTCTTCTACGGAGTTAGTTTGATCATAACTCAGATCAATCTGAGAAACACTGGAAGGCCAAATATCATAGAACTTATAGGTTCTAAGAACAGATGACTCACCACCAGAATTAGTCTCAGAGAATCTTGTGTTACCACGACCCAGTTGAGTTACATAAGCGTTAGTCATGTAAGAACTTGGATTAGTAACACCAGTTGCGTCATTAAGTTTGGACAACTTATTCATCCAAGCTTCAAATGATGTTCTCAGACCGAAGTCCTCATCATTGATAACAGTAACGACCCAGGGATCGAATGTTCTATCACCAGCAACTTTCAGTTCTCTACCTCTAAAGGGTACAGAAACTGAAGCTACTGTTGAAGCCGGAAGTGCTGCTGTCTTACATAAGAAGCTGAACTTAGTGTTTGATTCATTCTCACCCTCACCCCAGAATTCCTCAGCGGCTCCGGGGAAGGAAGGAATGGTTACCTCAAACAGATTATTACGGGCGCCACCGCCCTCAAGTCTTGATTTAAAATTGGAAAGTGTTTTGGTTGCTGCCATTGTTAGGTTCCTCTGTTATTGTTTATTGTAAATCAAACACTACCAACAACTTCTTCAAACGCAACACCCGTTCTGGTTGCTACGAAAGTAAGAGTAATATAGTTGATGGATTTGGTTGGCTTCAGATAGATATCAGCTCTAAACTCATTGTTGTCAATGATATCTGGAGTGTTGTTTGTAGTATCACAAATAACGAGGAATTCATAAACACCCCTCTTAGCCTGTACATCTCTCAGATAAGGTTCAACAATATTTACAAAGTTAGACCTTGTAATTGAATCGTTGAGTTCAAAGAGTTGTGCATTAGCCGCTCCTTCCAAAGCCTGTTCAACAGTAAGGAAGAGTCTTCTAACATTGATTCTGTCAAACGCTGAAGCGTAAGCCAAACCAGTCTTATCACCAAACAGAAGAATACCAGATCCTCTCTGATTAATGATGGAGTTAACTCTAGCACCATAGAGAGTATCTCTCTGTGCCTTAGTTGGGTTGTATGCCAACTTAATAGCGTTATTCAGAGTACCTCTACTCAAACCAGCTGGTGAGAACCATGGATAGGATTCAATAGAAGTTCTTACCATCAAACCAGCCACATCAGCGTTGGTTGGAAGATAACGGAATTCGTTGTTGAATCTGTCGTAGGTGTACTTATAACCGGAATCGAATACAGCGTAGGACGAAGAAGTCAAAGATGAATAATACCTCAAGAGGTTATTCGTCTGTGTATCAGTGCTGTTTACATTAACCAAATTGGCTCTATGTGGTGAGATTGTAGCCATACAATCTTTTCTACCTTCAGCCAAAGAAATCAACAGATTAGCTTTAGCTTGTGATTCTGATTCAGCCAGAAGTCCTGGGCCCATCATCAGATAATCAACAGCAATTTCATCTTTGTTAGCAAACAATCTATAGGAAGTATTCAAATCTCCCAGAGTGGCTGCCATACCACCATTAGCTTGATAATCTTGACCACCACCAAGTGCGTAAGCTACATTGCCAATTGCAGAGAATTCAACACCCTGTGCTTCTTGGCCCCAAAGACCTTCACCAATAGTATTCTTCACATAGTTGGTTGAGAAACCAATAGCTTCTGGACTGGTATTGTGATACCCATCAGATGCTTGTGATACGTTGTAACCAGAGTAGATATACTCAGAGTTAAGTGCGATGTAATCCTTGTAGTAAACTCTTGTAGGATTATCAGCATCTGCTGTAGCATCTTTTGCCTTAGAAAGACTTAGGTGCTTCTCAAGAACATTACCTTGAATTCCTGTAACAGTTCCTCTATCGTCAACAACCACAACGTGAATTGCATCATTACGACCACTTCTACTAGAAGAGAAGTTATTATCAACAGGTTTAGCTGCGAGTGACTTCCAAAATACTACTGAATTTGTTAGTCCCAATGTCTGTTGATCATACCAATCAACGGCTGAACTGACACTTGATACAAGTCCACCACCAGTATTAATACCAGAGTTGTTAACGAATGAGATTGCGTCAGCAGCTTCTACAGAATGACCAGGATTAGCTTGTTGATAATTGATTTGGTACTCAGTACCACCAGAAGATACTCTCGATACAATCTTAACATCGATTGTAGAGTTTCCACTAACACTATCTGTTCCTACACCAGTAATGATACCTTTCAAGTATCCAGTGAATGTTGTAGTTGTACCTGCTCCAGGAACGACAACATCAGAAAGAGGTGTTGTAATACCATATCCAACGATAGCACCAGCTAATCCTGGATTAACAGTAGCAATTCCCAATGTCTGATCAGCTGCGTTGTCAATCTGACACACAGTTAAATTGTTTGCCCATTTACCAGGGTTCTTAGAAGCATATGTGAATGTAGTGTCATTCAGATGATTCTCTTCGTAATCATCATAGTTGTCAATTCTTAGAGCTGAAGTAGAGGCTACCCCTACACCAGCATTAGAGTTGTTTAGTGATCCTCCACCAGCTCTAACAACTTTCAGAATACCGCCATAAGACAAGAATGAACTAGCAGACATCCAGTACTCATACTGTCTATCCGTAGACATTGGCTTACCAAACGTGTTGATAAGTTCTTGCTCGTTCTCAATGGTGATCGCTTCGTTAACAGGACCAATAGCAAAAGGTCCAGCGATAGCACCAATACTGTCAAGAACGTTTTCAGCTCTTCCTACTGTTAAATCAACTTCCCTGACTAATACACCAGGAGATAATTGAGGAGTAGCCATTTGTTTCTCCTTAGTTTTCAGTTTTACCTAAAAATATTTATGAAATATGATTATTTAAGTGGGAAAACAACGGGTGAACTACCAATCTGGATATGAAAAATCAACACATAGATCTTTATTCCTTCTTCTCTTCAATACCCTCTTCACAGCACAACTTTTACACTCATAAGAATATGATGAGGGAGTAATACCTTTTCTTTTTTTATAGAAACAATCAATAAGGTTCTTTACTTCACCACAAGTTCTGCATTTCCTATCTGACAAAAATAATGGACCTAGTGATAGTTGGTCATCAATATTCATTACCAAGAATTCCACATGTAATCCATACCACCAGCAGTGGTTCCATACTCATCATTTTTGGCAACAGACCATCTATCACCATCACTATCTACAAAGCTAGAAGAATCCAACCCATCATCGATAAAACCAAATGGAGCCATGTCCTGTTCGATTTGGTTTTTTT